CTCAATTTTATCAATCTTTTCTTTACGATCAATACCGTTTGAAATAACAGGAGTTTCGACTCCTATTCGTTCTAGATATTCATGTACTCTTAGTCCTAGTTCAGGATCTGTTTTGGTTTTGTTGTACGACATTTGATAACCCTCCGTTGTGATGGTTTTGTTTTGACATTTTGTCACCGTTGTGTGACATTAGTATTTATCAATACTTATTTTCTCTGAGATATTTACGATAGTCAGTAGACATTCTCAACATACTATCACCTTTGTCTTGTAGAATGTCACAAATACGGTCAATAGTACCATCATTATACTTACTAATCTTACCGATATTACGGTGAGGCTTAGCCAATAGTTTTTCTAGTTTTTCTAGTGCATCTTCTATTGACCAAGGTACATAAAGTCTTGTATGGTCATTAGAAAAAGTCTCAGGGAAAGACCTATAAGCAGGGAATAAAACATTACACCCAAGAGCATCTGCTTCACTGACTGTGTTGGAAACCCAATCTTGAAGAGCGCAATTAAAGACAACCCTACTATCATTAAGGATATTATAATAAGCATTTTTTTCTAAGTTTTCATAAACCGTTAGCAAACCTTTTTCTTGAAATTTGCGAGTCCTATTCATATAAGATTGGTTGTTTGATTTAAGACTGCCACCGCTACAGATAACAAATTCAGTATTGTGATTTGGATGTGAGGCATAATATGCTTCAATAAGATCCATATAAAAATCAGGTTGTTTCTCCTGATCCCAACGTGAACTGAACACTACACGCATACGCCGATCATTGAAGTTTTTAATTTGTTCAACACGGCTTTGTACTTCATCACGACCAAATGCAAGCCCTGAAATATTATAGATTGGAGCCTTCCAACCTGCTACCTTCATATGCATTACCATTTCTTCGTTAGTAGCAAGTACACCATCTACGAACGAGTCAACCATTTTTTCATAATGGCCCATCCACTCTGACATATCCCAGACATGAACAAAATCATCTGGATCAATAGACTGAGCAAGACAGCGAACAAAAATGCGAGGCTGATGCTCACTACCGATTTGATTGAGGATATAAGGTAAGCTCTCGATTCCTGGTTGAAACATGTCCTCAAAGTAGATAACATCTTCATTACTGCATTCTCCTGCCTTCATTAACTTAACTAAATTCATTAATTGGCTCATACCAAAGTATGTGCGACCATGTGCATCTAGGACCTGACCAGTGACAATTGCCTGATCAGTAGTTAATGTGTCACCGGGTACGATTACATAGTTAATCTTACGCCGTTTAAATACACGCTCATTCCATTCTTGTAACTGCAAGGTGTATCTAGCTTTATAGGGCTCAAGACCCATGTAGTATAGCTTACGCATTAGACTGTTTTCATATCAGTATCCCACATGCTCTTTACAGTTTTACCTGAAAGATGTTTAGTGAATTGCCTATAGACATAGCTTTTGGTACTGTATAGGTCTGCTTCATCAAATTTAAATCCATATTCTACGCAAAAATCACGATACTTTTCAAGATCGTCGAAAATTGCATGGACGCGGGGGTTAGGTTTGATTTGAATTTTAGCCATTTTATTTTCCTTAGTTTAAATAGTAAGTTGTTGATAAGGTTTGGTTGTATCGTAATAAATTGTAGCACCGTTCTCACCGTCTTCGGACACCGTGATATGAATGTCACGGTCGGGATAGCGATTACTGATAGCTAAGTATAAATCATCACTAATCATTTCACAACTTTTATGGTTCAATTCTAGTGTGCCACGATAAAGGTTTTCCAACCATCGCTTGAACTGAATAAACTCAATATCTCGGTCGTTGTGAAATACTTGAATCGCCACATTAAAATGAAAAATGTGACGATGCGGAGTTCCTAAAAAACTTACATCATATTCATCACCTGTTGCTAAATTGGCATCAATAGATGCTGAAGGATAGCAGTGAATACCTTCTTTTTGAAAAGTAACCCAAATCATGCGTTTGGCTTGATCTTTAATTCGGTTACGCTTTTCTTGTCGTGCCAAATCTACTTGTTCCATTAATAGTCATCCTCAAAGTTAACTCGGTCGTGTTCTTCTTCCCATTGCAATTTGATCAGTTTACTTAATTCGGTATTTAACGTAAGTAACTCACGCCGCATAACAAGCTTAGTGTCATTATCATATTCATTGGGTGAATAAATTCTGCTTTCTAAAAGTGTAATACTTTGTTTAATAATTTCTATACGATTTTTATAAGGCATATTAATCTCCTAGTACTTCTAACATTAAGTCATCACTATCTTCAGTTACTTCTTCAGGCTCTTCAGTTGTAAATAATTGATCAAACATAGTCATAGCATTTACTGTTTTCTTACCACTAAATCCTTGACTACCACTTTGCATTTGCATCCAAAATCTGCTATGATGATCTATCAAGTCTAAACTTTTTTGACGGTCTTTTAGAGAGAAAATTTCATCCACTAATTCACTAAAACGAATACGCTCAAAAGTGTCATTCATAATCATCTTTGGAATGATACCTTGTTCATATCTACGATTAGCCTCTTGTACCGCATAGATATGCTGATATACATTGTGAGATTGTAATAGAGTATAACTTAGAGTATCCCAACTAGTTTTTGTTTCTTTACCATGCTGACCAATGAATCCTTGACCACGATAACATAGATCCTTCAATATCATTCTATCAGTTACGGGACTATCTGTAAACATTTTATGGATACCGTCTTGTAGAACCGCATCTCTAAATTTGCGAGTATCTGTAGCATAGGATTTTTTCTCTGCGGTTTTTTCCATGCTATAGGACCATTTTTTATTATGCTCAATGCTAGTATTGAAATATGCTAGTCCTTTAGCCGCACTGAAGAATGGACTAGCACAATCAAAAGTAATCTGAAGTTTTGGGTTGTGATATTTACGGACCGCTCGTTGAATATCAGTAAAGAGTACCGCATATTCTAAGATACTAGTACCCAAGCAGTGAATCAAATCGTGCTTGCCTTCTTGTAGAAGACCATCATGAATAATTCCTACAATTCGTTTGAGAGTAAGATGGATATCAATTTTATTTTGTCCCCCAAATGCCCATCCGTTGAAATGATTCTCGGGATAGATATTTGGGTCACAATATTTTTTCATCTCTTCATACCATTGTTCGCTTTGAGTATGTGTAAGACCTTGCAGAACATTTAAGAATTTACACTTACCGTTACGGTTATTAATAAAATATTCATTATTAATATGAGTGGCATCAATTGCTTGTTGAATAGTACTGATGCCATGCAAAGATTTGCCGGTTTTAGAATCTTTCAAATGAAAAGTGCGTAGAGATTGCGAAGGAATATCTAGACACATACCATAATCCATGTATGTATCCATCCATGTGAGAACTGCTTTACGCTTAATCATTGCTTTGGGACAATTGGGATCTTTCCAATCTGCGGGCCATTGACCTTTTAGAATCTGAAAACCACCGGAGTCACCTAGCATGAAAGTACCTGCTTCGCGGTCACGAATAATACTTTCGTTGAAGTCAATTTTAGTAGTATCTAAGTTAGCATGACCTGCACTATACAATCCCCACTTATAGTAGTATAGTCCTTCTTTACTATTAAGAAAGTTTAGTTTTTCTACATCACCACCAAATCCTTGCGGGATTCTTGCAGCGTCAAAATATTTTTCACCATTGCGCTGTTTACCCAAGCCAGCAATATAAAAACTACTGACTGCTGGTAAGAATAGTGCCCAATCGGGATTATGTGCGGCTGATAGATTTACTTGTTCCATTATTATACTTTTAATAGCGTTTTAACTACTTGATAAAATCCAATGGTACTATTATTTTAAATGCATTGGCAAACGATAGTAATAGACTGCTATTCCACTGTCAATCACAATTTCAGCAAGACCCTGATCAGAAAATCTAATAATTTTATCACCAGAAAGATCCATAATTGATAAGAAAGTTTTAACGGGCCACATCATTGGTCTAGCCAGTGTTCCTGTTACTTGTGGATAAAAGACAAAATTGCCTGAGTGAGTAGTAGGATCACCAAAATAAATTCTAAAATCTCCCTTTTCAACTTTAACAGTGAAATTTTCTTCTTCACTGTTAGCTTGATGCTGTTTTTTCAAACGCATAATACCTGCAATTGTAGGTTCGAACTCAATGTTCCAAGTAGCGCCTTTAAAATTAATAGTTTTAATTTTATCTTCTACAATAGATTTTTTCATAAATCTATAATTATTCACAAAATCACTGTTTTTTGTTTCAAATAAAATAGAACCAGGCTGTATGCCTTCGTCAGTTGTTTGTTTAGGCACAGTTATAATAGCATTGTCATCATAGTCTTCGAACCCTAAGATTGTTTTTAGTTTACCTAAGTTTGGCATACCAAAAGTACCTTCAAACTCAGGAATTGGATTTTTAAACTCCCCTGAAAATATAAGGTTTTTGTTATCCGCTACTGCAAACATCTGTGTTGATTTTTGTGTACCTACTATTTTGATTAGTTGAATATCACTTAACCCACATGTATGTTCGACTAAATCTTGTAAATTATCTTTCATGTTTTTCCTTTATGTTTAAAATATTTAGGCATTTATACTTCGTATAATAATGGAATTTATTGCGAAAGTCAATGCCAGTTTAACCAAATGTAAATAATTGTTCAAATGTAGAATTAATATCGGTATTACTACGCAAATCCCAACCCAATACACCTAGTAAATTTTCTATCTTTTCATCTACTAATGTTCTTTCCATTTCATTATCGTCAAAAGGAAGTTCACAGAACCAAGCGGGCAATCTTAATTCATCAGTTGGATATGCAATACTTGTAAAGCCTAATGCATTATGTTTTAGTTTACAAACAATAACTTTCATTCCATCAACAATTTTCATAGAATAGTTATCGCCATTGACTCTGCGTAAGTAATTATAATTTAATGCTGCCCTAACATGTCCGGGCATATTAGCACGACCAGTTTTGCTATTAGCCTCTAGATCTCCATACTTGGTAAGTTTATTTACACCTTTGGGAGATCCTTTAGTCCAACTATCTTGTTTACCTAATTCTTTTTTAAATTCTTTGATTTTTTCGATTATATCATCGCGACCTTTACCATGTTGAATTACCATACACAATACTTCCATTAAAAAGTCTTGAATATATTTGGGAGTATCTGCTCTTTTCAAATCAAGGCCCATAGCCTTAACATCACCCATTTTACCATTTACATCTTTACGTTTACCTTCTTTATCAAAGACATTGATAGCATATCTTTTCTTTGTAATAAAAATAGTACGGTCGCCAATTAATTCACGACCAGCTTTAATAATCTCTCCATTCTTTCTTGGTACATGAAATGCTCGTTCCATAAATGCAGGAAAAGATTCGTTAGCTTGATCGGCAATACCATCATATAAGCCAATACAAGTTTCTTTATTCCAAACCAGTTCACCACTTTTTATTTGTGGTTGTAAACTATCATAGGCACTAAAGTAGCAACTATCAGTATCTCCATATACGATTGCAGAACCATCATGATTATACTCACCGGTGATTGTCTCGTTGATAGTACTCATCATATGCTTAACAATTTGCCTACCACTTAGAGTAACACTTTGGCCAATGCGTTTGTCATAGAAACGGCAATGTTCGTTCAACAATGCGCCATATGCCGAGTTAAGCAAAATCTTACGCACTAATTGACGTTTATCCCAATATTCTTTATCTTCGTCGGTAGTTGATTCTCTAAGTTTCTTTTGCATAACCTTACGATCACTGTACCATCTACTTAGTAGTCCGGGGATCACGCCTTCTTGGTCATACTTAAATATAGTACCATTTGCACTAAGTATCCAAGGCTTGTGACTATCATAGATTAGTTTCCAAATCTCTGCTGCACTCATATCTTCACTACGACCGTCTTCATAGTCAAGTGTAAGCATTGTACCGCGTTCTTGGTTCATGATAGCAGTATATTCTAATGAGCCGAACAAGCCTTCCCATAGAATACTACCAGTTACTGCCTCGTCATCTTCTTTAGCCCTTTTCTTTTCATTGGCTAAGCGCTTGCCTTTTTCATACATGTATTGGTTAGTGAGTGATTGTCTAACCTGACCGACAATGGTCTCTGGGGACATGTTAAGAGCGCGGATTGCTGACGGGTAAAGACTGTTAATGTCAACTGCTCCGACCCATTCGTGAATGCCCCTTTTGGGCGTAGCAACATAGGCACCTGCCGCTTGTTGTTCATCATTACTTCCTTCCTTTCGTTTTTTATCAGGGACTACTAAACCACGCTCATGGGCTTCATTCATAATTGCCATTTCAATCATTGCAACTGAGCCCATTACTGTTGGCAATAGAACAGTGTTTTCGTGTGCTAGAGCATTTGCCAAATCTAAAAATTTTAGTTTGTTGTGAATCTTAACCAACAACATTGTATCTTGTCTGTTGTACTCTAAGAACTTTTTAAAGTCTTTGTTATACAACTGGTCAAGAGTACCTTCGTATTGTGTTTTGTTTTCACCTACTTCCATCTCACCGATAGAGTCTAATTTATAACTATGGCGACTTTCATAATTGTATTTTTTATACAATTGCAAATAGTCCATATGTATACGACCAATCAAATCATATGTTTGTTCTTCTTTACCGAACCTTTCATATGTTCTTGGTTTGGGCATTTGACCCAATAAACAAAATTTGCGGGTATCATCTTTACTCATTACTCTAGTAACACGGTTAACCATATATGGTATATCGTATCCTTCTGAGTTCCAACCAGTGAGAACATCAGCATCTTCGATCAACTGAAAGAATACATCAAACATATCCTTTTCGTTGTCAAAGACCAAACAGTTAGGAAATTGACTAGTAATCTCTTGTGCTGTTTCTTTGCTCATGTGTTTAGGTGAAATACACAATGTTACCAATGTATCTTGCCAATCCAAATACATTGAGATAGCAGTTACTGGATTGAATGGATCACTAGTAGGACTAAAGCCCTTTTCGGGATCAAAGTCAACTTCAATGTCAAAGAAGCATGTATGAAGTTTTGGGGGTTCTACCTTAAGATAGTTTTCGCTAAGACAGCGGAAGATAACGTTAACATCGCTTTCAAACAACTTTTTGCCTGAATGGATTCTACGTTCTTTTTCAAACTCACTACGCTTGCGACTGGAGAACTTGCTGACAGGATCGCCATAAAGACTACAATACTTGCCTTTAGGATCGCTGTAGTACAGTATATAGTTGGCAGAGAATTCCTGATAGGTTCGTTTACCTTCAGGAGTTCTTTCGACCACATAAATTCGGTCGCTATCTCTATCGTGGATCGCGTCAATATAACTCATTAGATATTATTATACTCTTTTAATGCGTAAAAGTCATCTTGCTGAGACAAGTCTATCAATACCCTATCATAACCTTTGCTAGTTAGCAATTGGTAAATTCTGTTACGATTATCTTCTCTGTAGTTATGCTCTACAGTAAAGAACTTTACCCTATACTTGTCAAAGTTGAATGTTTCGAGGATATCAATCTCATTACCCTCTGTATCCATTGAGATATAATCAATGTCGTTGGGCGCATTGTACTTAACCAATAGATTATTTAATGTGATACCTGAAACTTCGTATTGTTCTTTGATATCATTACTCCATGGTTCAGTGACACTACCCATATATTCTACTGCGAGACTAGCATCACCTCGTTCACGTTCGTTAAATAGTACTGGTTCGTTTGCACGCCAAATCACTGAGTGATCGATATGGCAATTACGATTTTGTGCTAATTTTTCATGCCATTGAGTTGCTGGTTCTGCTAGAATACCTGACCAACCATAATCCTTTTCTAGGATATAGGTATTACTGATATCATATCCGTCAGTCGCACCAAACTCTACAAAGTATCCATTGGTCTTATACCCAAGATACATTAATACAAACATATCTTGATATACTTGTCCATGTGATTTGTAGAATAGCTCAGTTAATTTCTCTCTGTGCTTTTCTAGTACAGGGCTGTCTTCAATCCAAATTTTAGCCAAAACAGCAACGTGTTCCTGCCTATGCATATTGAGAGGATTGTATGTACCTACTTCTGCCCAGTATTCATCAATATGACGATTCGTCATAGAGTCTTACCAACCGTCTCTAAAATCGTATTGAGTTCGTCATGGTCTTTGTTAGTCTGACCCAAACTAGCCTTATGTGCAATTTTTACTGCTTTTTTCAATGTGCTAGCCTTAATCTCTAGCTCTTCAGCTACCGCTTTAATAGTATCATTCAATCCACCGTTTAACGTATCAATTTCATGCATGGTAGCCATGCCTTCATTGATCATTTGGGTCAGCTTAAGTTTTGCTTCTGAGCTAAAAGTTCGTGCAGTCATAGATTCTCCTTGTGAAGTAATTTAGTATACTGTATGTGCGTAACAAAGTCAAACTTTTTGCGTAATTACGGTCATTTACGCTTTCATTAATGTGTTGACAAATGCTAATAATAGTTTATGATGGGCAAAATCATGCCAATATGACCGTAAATAAGGTCTATCATACCAGCTTGGCATGCTTTCAGGATGGCAGCCAATTAAACCAATTCGTTTTTGATATATAGCCATTGGATCACCGTTTGAATAAGTTGATACAACATTCATTTTGTCATGATCACCAATCAATGCACACCCGTCATAAAAGTACATTGACTGCGGTTCATTGTTCCATAGTACATCTGCTATAGTTCCATAACTTCTTTTAATATCACTTTTACGGCGTTTAATATACTGTACAGGTTCTACACCATCGAGCAATTTAAAGTAGTATTTGCCTGCCCAATATGCGCCCATACAAATACCTAAATATCTACCGCCACTATCTATATATTCTTTAACATCATCGGCTCGGTTTTTAAGCAGATGTTCAAAAGAATCGCTATCGCCGATTCCACCTGGAAAGGCTACGATGTGATATTTTTTAAGTTTTTTTAATTTAACATCTTTAAAGGGCAATATATTGATATTAAAATCGCATGATAGTGCTTCATACATTCCAGAGCAGCACAATGCACTGCACTCTGGATGGTTCATGAATAGTGCAATACTAGGTTTAATTTAACCACCCCGTTCAACAATTTTTTTAACCGTAG